TGAAGGTGGTGGGGTTGAATTTGGTGATAATGGTCTTACGACTAAGCGTCTTGGTGTTGAAGTTGCAAATATAGTTCTACCTATTCAATCATCAATTACCGACTCAAATGGTGTTGATTGGAAAGAAGATAGATTAGATCCTCTTAGAGCAGGAGCAGCAGATATTGCGGTAGGTACGGTTAAAGGTGAAGAAGGAAAACAGTTTGAAAAGAAAATAGGAAAAGTTTCGGAGTTTCTTAAGAATAATAAAGAAACTATAGGAAATGCAGTTGGAACAACACTTATTGGATCGGCATTAGGTGTGAATTTACTCCAAAGATTTAGTGGTAAAGTAATAAATCCAAATCTTGAGTTGCTATTTGGTGGTCCTACGTTGAGAAATTTTACTTTTACATTCTTTATGGTTGCAAGAGAACCAAGAGAAGCAGAACAAATAAAAGGGATTATAAAAGCATTCAAAAAAAGTATGGCTGCTAAATCAGGTGGCGGAGCATTTCTAGAAGCACCAGATATTTTTGAAATTAAATATATGGATGGAGATACCGGTCAACTTCATAATTCATTGAATAGAATCAAAGCATCGGCATTGCAAAATATGAATGTTGATTACACTCCTGCTGGAACATACAGCACATTTGCTGATGCTAATAAAACAATGACTGCATATAGAATGACATTACAGTTTGGAGAACTTGATCCAATCTATGATACAGATTATGATGATCACCCAATCGGATTCTAAACATGTCATTTTACTTCAGATCTGTTCCTGACATTGATTATGTCAATCGCTTTCCGAATGCAAAGATTTCGGAATATATTCGGTCAAAAAATCTTTTTACAAGAGTCAAAATCAGAGATGAGATTTTTCAAAATCTTATGTATTTTGAAAAATATAACGTTATAGGTGATGAAAGACCAGATAATGTTGCTCAAAAGTTTTATGGAGACCCAACATTTGATTGGGTAGTTTTTCTAGCAAATAATATTGTAAATGTCTATGATGAATGGCCATTAAGTCAGCAATCATTCGATAATTTCCTTACTGAGAAATATGGAACTAATGATAAGATAAATCAAGTTCGTTTTTATGAATCTAAAGAGGTTTTAACTTCTAATGGAATAACAATATTGGAAAAAGGTCTTATTGTTCCATCAAACTATTCTGTTACCTTTTTTGATGCTGCTCTTGGAAGAGAAGTTATAAAAACTAATATTACCAATGCAGTTACAAATTATGAATTTGAATCAAGAATAAATGATGCAAAAACAAATATCTTTGTAATCAAACCAGATTTTCTTCAGTTGGTTGTTGATGATGTTGTAAGAGCAATTGAATACAAAAAAGGTTCCACTCAGTTTGTGAGCAGAACCTTGAAGAAGACGGATAATATTAGATTGTTTCAGTAATTAACCATCTGCAAGTTTTTGGAAATATGACAGAGTGTCGTCATCATCGTCGTCACTTGAACTTGAACTCGACAGGGAACTGAGTTTTTGACTCAATTCTTCGGGAAGTTCAGACTCTTGTGAACTTTTGAAACTTGGAGTAAAAGAAGTTTCTTCACCACGATTCTCACGACGGAACTGCTCTTCCTGTTCAACGGTCTCTTGATCTTGAAAACGAGGTGTTCCCTTAGTGCCGAGAACATAATCAAGACGCTTCTTCAGGTCATCATAAGACTTGAATTGATCGGGGGCAGTCAGTGCAGTCAGAGAGTACTCTTTCTTCCATAGTGCCTCAAGAGCATCATCGTCATCCAGTAGGGCACTAGGACGATCAAACTCAGAGGAGTCATAGTTCCAGTAACCTGCAACCTTCTTCAGTTTCAGTTTGAAGTTAGCACCCTGCCAGAAGTCAAAGGGGTTGATAGGGTCTTCGTCTTCAAACTCAGGTTGCATTGCTTCCATGATCTTATCAAAGATCTTCTTACCGAACTTATAAAGAAAGACACCACCTTCGTTCTCAGGGTTTGCTTTATCTTGAACAACGTAGATATTAGAGTAGTAAGACAGTTTACGCTTTTGCTTACGCACGATTTCTTTGTTTGCCTCAGTTCCAGTATTCCAGAGTTCACGATTGTACTCGGACACGGGATCTTTACCACCAGTAGTGGTCAGAGAGTTCTCAATATACCAACCACCAGGTCCCTGGAAGGCATGTGAGTACATCTTTGCCCAAGGGAGATCTTCACCATCAGGGGCAGGCAAGAAACGGATAACGGCATAACCATTACCGGTCTTATCCATTTCAGGTTTCCACAGGCGATCATCAACACCAGAGGAAGTAGTATTCATCTTCTCAACTTCCTTAACCAGTTTAGAAGTCAGGGAACCAAGAGAGGATTGCTTTTTAAGATTTGCGAAAGACATAGGATTCTTTGTGTTTGTACGTATTTGGCTTGTGTGTACCCCGTTACTATAGCAGGATTATGCACCCTTGTCAATCTGGTCACGCATGGTGACGATCAACTTACCCATATTAGCAAAGACTTGGTTAATATCAACATCTCTTGACATTCCCATATCCCTTGCAGAATTGGCAATATTTTCTTTCATTTGAATTGCTTCTGGATCATTGGAAAGAGACAAACGAGTATACATAACTCTTTGCTTTTCAATGAGTTTTTCCAGAAGATTTACATGTTCGATCTTTTCTTCCTTCGTCATAGAGGGAAATTTGAACACATTCTCATAAACTTCTTCTTGAAGTTCCGTAATTTCAGCAATTTCATTTTGAACTACTGAAGAATCAAAAAAAGTCATTTTGCCCCTATAACAAAGTTTTTTAAAATATCGGTATAACGTTGTACGTCTATATTTAGGAATGGTTTATATTTTTTCATTCTTCTTGATACTAATACCCAAACCGGATCATCGAGTATTTTATCGTATTCCTTCGAAAAAGAGAGAATACTGTTTAATATCATAAACGACTCAAATGATATATTTGACTGTAAGTACTCTTTGAATATTTGTGGATGTCTACCGTTTTTAATCATAAACATCTTATCAAAATCTTTGACACTAAAAATTGATTCAGTCTCTTCCTTGAAAGTATAAGTTAAAGACTGAATTCTCTTTTTCCATGCCACATAGTTATCATCTCCATTTTTGATGATTTCACCAATCCACATTTGGTCTGGATCATCACATGATGCAAAATTTGCTACAAAAAAATCTTCAATTTCCCTATCTGGTTTTTGTCTTGATAGTTTCTCAAACCAGTAACGATCTCTTCTTTTATAAAAGGATTGTAATGATGCACGACTCTTTCCATGATATTTGTGGTAGTCATAATTGTCCTTGCAAAAATGCTGTTTCATTGCAAGGTATGTCTTATAACACTCAAAGGGAGACATAATTTTAAATAAAGAGGGGAATATTGATAGGTTTCTTTTTAGAAACATATCCTTCATTGAAAGTTTGCTTTGGTTTGTAGTTTTCCCTTACAAATGATATTTGTTCCTTTCTGCGTTTAGAAAGATAGGGTTCTACTTTTTGCATAATCGCCCATGCCTTACGACCACGGACTGCGATTCTGTGCTGAGTCTTATATGACCCACCAGAGACATTTTTACCAGAGGGAACAAATGAGCGAATCGGAGCGTCTAAAAACTTACTAAGTTTTTCAACGATATCATCGTCACACATGGATATTATAAACTCGGGGCTATTTTTGTCAATACCGAAATATGCCTCCCCTTCAATAATACCAATAAACCAACTAAAATCGTCCATAAAAAAGCGGAATACTTATACCTTATTTATTTATAAGGATTCGCTTTTTTGCCGCGATTTTTTTCTCGACTTTTTTGGAATTAAAGGGGCAATTTCGCACGGGAGGATCGCTTCAAGTAGTTTAACTTGATTGCCTCGCCACGAATCTTTTCTTTCAGTGGTTTTGAAATTAATTTTGGTACAGATTCTAAGTCCAAGTTATTCTTCTCACAAAAATGTAGAATAGCATCGATGTAAGTTAAGTTTTTATCATCTTGAACTAGTTTTTCTATCTCTTGTGCGAATCTTGACGGACAATAGAATTTGTCTTCTAGTGCTTTTTCAAGTTCTTTTTCCATAGGTTTCCAGTTTGTGTTCCACAAACTCTCTAATGTACTGTGCGAGTAATTTAATGTACTTGCCTTTATCATATTCTTCATAGACTACACATTCTCCATTTTCACATGCCATTAAGATGACGAATTTTTTCACAGCAATACCAGTCAATTCATATAACATGCACGCATATGCTGCACATTGAATGAAATAACCATCAATCCACTCTCTTGGTTTTGGTTTTTTGGATGTCTTAAAATCAATGATAGCAAGTTCGCCATTGTACTCAGCAATACAATCAACTGTTCCTGCTACACCCAGTTGTTGACTGTATAATGATTGCTCAAGTGCATGAATATTATCAATTTTATTGATCTCATCCTTGGCAATAAGGAATAAAAACTCAGAGAGTGGTTGTACTAGTCCGGTTTTAAAGTTTATATTGTTGAGATGATTTTCGGTCAGAGTATGAAAGTCTGTTCCACGACTAGTTGCTTTTCTTGTGATCGAATTTGCCTTTTCTTCACCAATTTTCTTTCTCCACTTAGCAAAGAAATCTTTGTTGTGGTGACTAATAACAGAGGTGATGGATACTAACCTGAAAACTTCATTACTATCTGGATCGGGAACTTTGTAATAACGAACGCCGTCAATAGTTTCCCTGTCGAGAGAAGGGATCTCACAAATCACATGATTAAAATTCATAGTTACACAGTTTCACTTTTGGCGAGAAGATATTCTTTAACAATACCAGATCTTACAATATCATTGATATCAAATTCTATTATATCAAAAGATTGCATTCTACGCAAAATTTTAAGAAAATCTACGATACCATTCCTCTCATTGGTTTTTATGAGATCAGTTTGAGATCCATCTCCACAGAACATAATCTTACAATTCTCACCAACACGAGTAATGATAGAATCAAGTTCATGAAAATTCAAATTCTGAAATTCATCAACGATAATGATTGAATTGTCTACTGTTGTTCCACGAAGAAATGATGTGCTCCAGAACTTGATAGTCTCTTGAGTTTTGAGATTACCATATAGCATTTCAAAGTCTGCATCAGAAGACATTTCAAACATATACTTTACCATATTCTTGTATGGAATTTGATAAAGTGATGATTTGTCATCATGATCGCCAGGAAGAAAACCAATTTCTCTGGTCGAAACAAGAGACCTTACAAGATAAACTTTCTCGTATGGTAGATGTTCATTCATCACATCTTTAATTGCATTATACAAAGTGATAAATGTTTTACCTGTTCCTGCAGCACCATATGCAACAATGTTCTGACCCTTTTCATAAGCATCAAATAATGTTTTTTGATTATGAGTAAGTGGTTCAATGTCAATCAGAAGACTCTCATTAATAGGCTTCTTTTTCTTCATCTGTTTTGCAGTCATTCCGACTCCAATATTATCATTAGAGTTACTGCGCTTTCTCCTTGGCATACTACTTAACGAATTGGTTTTACTTTAGATCCCGGTGCTTTTGATGCTTGGTGAAGTACATCATTCCAACCGGGGTTTTTTGCGACAAGTTTATCCTTCCATTCACCAACTTCACCTACACCAGGACAGGTGCTGGGATCAGAAAAATCTCTTTCCCAGTTTGGATTGTCAATTTTCCACTGATCCCAATCGTAAACACTCATCACAACGTCTTTTTGTTCACCAGTTTCTTTATTTCTTACGGGGTAAGTCGCCATTTGCTTATAATGTAACAAAGTTATTTATCATTGCCAGTCAAGTGCCTTTGCAACAGTTGGAAACTGTCCGGCAAAAATACACTTACACTCGTTGGCAATGTCCATGTGCTCTTTCTGTGTTCCGTGTGCTGACCGTAGATTAATGTAATGAATCCACGAGCGGCAAGAACCTGTCATATACATTCTAGTTGGAGTACAGAGTGGGAGAACCATACGAGCACACTCCTTTGCAACTCCCATCTCAAGCATTTGATTGTAGAGTGCATATGATGAACTAAACAGAGTTTGCATCTGCATTTGCAGTTTCTGAATCGTAAATTCATCAAGATCATCAATACTATTCTGACGATTTTTTGTATCTTGACGACGAAGTTCTGGCAGTTCTACTGTCTGTAAAAGATTAGCATCTGCATACCGCTGACTAAATTCCTGGAAGGTAAAACTCCTATGCCTCAGCACTTGAGCCGCGATTGCTCTGGTAGTATTGATCTCAAGAGTCATAAATGCTTGCTCAAACACAGACCAATGCTCGTGCTTAATACAATACTTCAGAAGACCTTCAAATGAAGGATTCTCCTGATTATTTGGATTTGAAACGCGAGCAATGTATGCCATATTTTCTTCTGGATTTGGCGTACATTGTACAAATTTAACTTCCATTCAACATTCCTCACATAGGTTCTCTTTGTATTCTTTACGAACTTTCTTTACTTCTTTAAGTTCTGCCTTGATCATTTTATATGCACTCTCGGAATCAATTTTATTGCCCAACTCTAATGCAACAATAACTTCAACTCTTGTGCCAAAATGTGATAATGCTTTTTCAAAGCAATTTAAATCATCATACATTAAATCCCTCCTCTTTAAGATACATTATAAAGTACATGTCTATATTTGTACAATCTTTGTTGCCTCTACTTGCCCACACATCACAAAATTCATAGACCTGCTTTGTGTAGTCATTGAGATAGTGTAAAAGTGCTCTAAAAGTTTCTGCTCTTAGATACATTCTTTCCTCAGAGTATACCCATTCATCTTCAGTGGTTGAAGTTTTTTTGTAGAGAGATTCCCTTTTAATCATAGTCCCCATCTTCGTCATTGATATCTGCATACGTAGGACTTAGATTTGATTCTTCCACTGTCCATGATTTAATATCAGAGTACACTTCAGATTCTAACAAGTCTACGATAGATTTCAACTGTTGAACTATGTCCTTTAATGTTTTCTTATCCATATTAGTAAAGTCCACAATACACTTTTACTTATAATAAAAAAACATACCTCTTGCGAGGTATGCTCTTAAGAAGCACAGTAACTTCATTCACACGGAAGGAAGTTATAATATAGCATAAAAAAAGAGGGTCGTCAAGACCCTCTGATTCATTTGTACAGAAAAATAATTTCTGCATATAAGATACCAAGAAATACTACACAACCTAGGGACGTGAGTCCAGATATCTGTAATGCTTCCATGGCGATCACTTGTTATAAGTGCGACCACGATAGCAGAAAGTGCCATGAGTTTCCCCAGACTTCTGCTCGCACTGATAGTCAACACCACGATATGTAGTGTGAGAAATCTGTGCATCGTGAATTGCCGATGCTTTTTTAATCTGCTTTTTGATGATTTGAAGTGTATTCATTGTAGTACTCCTAAAAGAATGGGTGGTTTTCTCCTTTAACCCCGAAGGGTGATCCGAGTTCCCGTTCCTTGGAGCATAGAACGCAGAAAGGTTGAGATGATTTCCTTTCCGAACGTACCGTTCCCTTATGCTCTACTTGCGTCCCATTCAGATTTCATCTCTTGCAGATACTTTAAAAGATCTTCTGGAGAATGTTTATCACTTTTTTCCATATTCTTTTTAGAATCCAACCACCTTAAATTATCTTTATGATTACAAGCCCATACTTGAAATGGGTCTGTAAAATCAAAGGCGGAAACTGGAAGAATATGATCTAAATGATAATCTGGAGAAGGTCTTTCTCCAATATTCAACAATATTGAGTTTACATCAATACCATATTGATTAAAGAGAATTTTAGATTCACCCTGTTTTACCAAAGTTTGTCTAATTCTTCTTGATAGATGCTTTCTTAAATAGAATTCACTATCAGATGATTCTCTTTCACTTTTATACTGTTGAATTTGTTTTGCTCTTTTAGTTCTAAATTCTTTATCACTGTTATACTTATTCTTGCGGGAATTGTTATAACACTCTTTACATTGTTGTTTCAATGTGATTGAACCATTTCTATTCTTTTGAGAGTAGAAAGAAGATAAAGGTTTATATTCAGAACATTTAGAGCACTGCCTCATTATCTGATGGGATGAACGTACACTTTTATTTATAAAAGTGTTTCCTTCAGTCGTTCCTTTAGTCGTTTGCGTCCCAATAACATTCAGGATTTGACTCCTTCATTGTCTCAACCAACTCAACCCTAAAGGCATTACTAATGTTCTCATTTTTCTGCATACGCAGGATGATAGCATCAGTTTGCTGACAGGTGAGGGTTGTGTAGAATAATAGTTCTAACATGGGATGAACGATTAGAGTGATTTTTTCCAGCGACGAATAGAAGTATGAGATGTTTGATAAACTTCTGCAAGTTTTCTATCGGATACAGATAAAATAGATTTATCTTCACTTACATCTTTTAGAAAGTCATCATACATTTTACCTCTGTTATATGTTATGGATTTAGTATTAGTGTATTCTTGTGGATTACGACTTCTACCTTTCCACCAACCAGAAGGAATGTCATTCTCATAAACTACTCGTTCATTTTTACCGTCAGTAACACGAACTTTACCAAAACAAGGATGTTTTTCTCCAGATCTCTCTCCTTTTGGAGCAGAGTAAGAGAATAAAACAGATGTTTGCCTTGCTTTATTAGCAAAGTGAGGATTAGTATCAACTTGGTAAAACTTATGGAGTTTTACTTCTGCTTCAACTGCTTCCTCTCTCGTAGTATGTTCGGTAAGAATGATTTTACAGGAAGGATTAAATGTTTTGTCTCCGTAGGAACCAAAATAATTATCCTCCTCCACTGAATTACACTCACATCCTCTACTACCAATGTAGCCTCTCCCAAAGGGTTCGTAAGAGTAGTAAGTGTAGTAAATCATTCCAATTCTCCGTTCCGCGACTTACTTGCGTCAGAGTTTCCTCTGATGAACGATAGGTCTATTATAGACCCTATACCTTATTTAGTCAACCCCACACTCAAATTTGTCAAAAATGACGGATGTTGTCATTTTATTCAATGCTTCATCACCATAATTATCAAGCATATATTCACACATTTCAGAAAAAATTTTTTCGGATTTTTGCTTATTAAACAAAATATTAACTTCAGATTTAATAGAACTCATAAAAAATTTAAGTTCTTCTCTATTCGTATATTTGCCGGAAAGTAAATCATACCTTTTAAAAAGACGAAAGTATTTTTCTCTTTCAATCTCAGTCATAAATCTTTTTACAATAATCATTTTTTTTACAATTTTTCTGAGTTGTACATAATCATCATGATACTCAGGCAAATCTAAAGATTCAAAGTAATCTTTTTTAACTTTAAGTGTCAAATACAATAACCAAATTTCTTCATCCACAAGAGAAAATTCATCATCTGATAATGCAGAAATACTTTCGGAATTTAAAGGTAAAATATCATTAATACAAGACAAAAAAAGTTTAAATTTACAATCTACTAAAGACGAAATTCTTTTTGGTCTCTGAAGATCAGATGGAGTGAGAGGAATCATTTCAAGTGTCATGTCATTGTGATTGACTACCCCCGTATTATACACGAAAAACCACCCCTATGAAGAGGTGGTGTGACAATTTTATAATCGACCCTACAGACCAAAAAATTGCTGGAGATTTTTTCTCGACTTTTTTGGAATTATTTCCGCTTTTTGGTTGGGGGTGGTGGTTCCAGTCCCCATAGTTTTGGATTGATTCTTCCCATACCAAAGTCAATACCTTTTAGATTGTCACGAAACTTATCCCAGTAC